CCGACCCCCATCAGTTGAATCTCAGGATGTTCGCTTGCTTTCACGGGCTCCCAGCCCTCGCGGAGTTTTGCGGAAACATTACCTGGGTCATTAGTGCCCAAGGTGCTGACGCGAATCCAGCGGAACGAATAGCCTTCTTCCGGGTTGGGATCAGGCAGCGCTGTAGGAGGCATCCACTGCTTGGGCCGTTCAGCCTTTGCTCGGGTGTCCAGTTCACGGGGATTACGTTCAGCCATTTTGTTTCCTCATTTCTTCCGCAACCGCACGGGCGTACTGTTCATTGGTCAGTCCGAGCCGCTTGGCGATTTGAACTTGTGATTGCGTCAACACGATTTTTCGGGGCGCTGTGCTTCGCGTGGCGGGTGCTACAACCGACGATTTACGCTTCTCAGAGGTAAACGCTTCTGGGAACCGCTTTCGTACACGAGCATTGATCTTCTCGTAGTACTCATCGCTGCTTGTATCTACCCCACTTTCCACAAGATCTTGATGTACTGCCAGAGCAAGGGCGGTCATTTCCTTGTCGTCCCCAAACCAAGAATTGGCTTCTTGCCACGCTTTGGCTTTGGAATCAACTTTAACCGTTTGCTCAGGTCGCGGAGCGGGTTGTACCACAGGATTTTGTGGTTGTGCAACTGCTGGCTTGAAATTGTTTACTCGCTCTGCTTTGTATTTAGCAGAGGCAAGTGCTTCTTGAGCTTCAACCAAAGCATCAGAGTCCCCCGCCTCATATGCAGCTTTGAACTTCTGTTTGGCTTGGTCTAGTTCGTTTTGAACAACCTTTTTGGCCTGTTCAAGCAGGGCTTGCTGACCTTGGCCCAAACTGCCCTGAAGACGCTTGTTCTCTTCTACAAGGTTATGAGCAAGGCGCACTGCCTCTTCACGCTCACGCAAAGCCGCTTCTTTGGCCCTGCGCTCCTCGTGGTAACCCTTGGAGAAATGCTGGATGCGTTTCTTGACGCCCTCGGAATATTGCGCCAGTTCGTCATCAGTTACTTCTGACGGCGCTTCTTTCATAGGCTTGCGCCCACGATCTTGCTCTGGCGTGTCGTCTACAACTTCAATCTCGGGTTCGCCTTCGATCTCAATTTGCAGCTTCTCTTCCGTAGGCTTTTCAGCCTCAATCTCGTCCGGGAACTTGAAATCCGACATATCAGCGTCCTCCCTTTTGAATGCCACGGGGGTCCATCACGACCGCTTCAACGCTGTCGTCGTTGATGATCCGCCACTCCGTACCATGAATCTTCAGGCGCGTGCCCGTATTCGGTCTCACGAGGACGAAATCGCCTACCTTGCATGAAGGCCCACTGGGAAAACGCAGCGGATCTTTGTAGCAATCAGGGCCCATCTTGGCGACAAACAGCACCGGGCTCATCACCTCTTCGAAGTGCATGGTCTGACCAGACTTGATCAGCCCGCTATCGTATTCTTCTTCTGCCTTGGGCAGCATGCAGAGCAGGTGGTACGTCACAGGATCAGGCACCTGACGGGCCTTTTCTGCGTCACTTTCGGGCAATACTGTGGTGCTTGCACCGTCACTTAGGAGGATTTCACTCATCGTCGTTTTCCATCTTTCGCACGAGGTCGGTTATGAAAGCATGAGCGCGTGATAGACCCCGGACCTCACCCGTCATGAACTTGTACTCGGCGTAATCTTTTGCCGATCCTGAGATAAGCGCCTGCGCGATGGACTCGCGGCGCTCCTCAATTTCCTTGATAACCACGTCAAACGCAGTGGTCATATTCACTCCTTACTGTTTTGCCCTTTGTTGAGGGTTAGTTTTAATCATGCTCTTCACCATATCTGCACGGAGTTTTTTGTCTCCTTGCATTTGTTGAGCCTGCAATCGAGCAGCTTCTTTTTGGGTTTCGACTTGCAACCTTTGTTGCTCAAGAGCCAGCTTTTGTTGAGCGATTTGGAAATCTCGTTGACTATCAGCTTCCTTACGCTTTAATTCTTCAGCCTTCAATTGCAATTCGGCTTGAGCCATTTGCAACTGCGGGTTTTGCGCCATCTGCTGAGCCTGTTGCTGCTGGGCTTTTCCTGCATTGCTTTGCAACAATTGTTGAGCAGCTTGAGCCACGAGACGAGACAACTGCACTTCCGTCTGCTCATCCAGTTCCTGATCCGGGGCGGTCATGGGCACACCAAGCTGCTGCTCAATCTGTTGTCTATAAGCAAACGCCATGTGCTCTGCGATGTGAGCCATCACTGCGCCCATCATCTGCTGCGCCATAGGGCTTTGGCCCATCATTTGCATGATCATGGGGTCTTGAATCATGCTCATATGAGTCGTAATATGAGCCTGATGGTCCTGATAAATAAACGCTTTGGTGGGTTTTCCGGTCAGGAAACTCATGTTTTCTGACACAGGATCACGCGGTTTCTGATCGTCCTCAATAGGCACCAGTCGCTCAGCGTTCTTGATACCCAAAACCTCGAGCATTTGGCGATGCAATTGAGGCAAATCATAAATCTGCGGAGCGCCTTGAGCCAGTTGAAGTGCAGCTTGGTACTGCATGATCCGCTGCGCCATTGTGGCTGCGTTTGGATCACTTACGGGAATTACCTCTACGAGGTCGTAGTCCGCTTGTTTGGCCGCACGATCACCACCTTCCGGGGTGTATAGGTACGAGGTTGGCAGAAAGTCCCGAATGATCCACTTCAGGAGTTTAAACTCCATCCGCAAACTTGCATGAACCCGCGCCTGGACAGCACTCATAGTCTTGAGTTGCCGCTCTAAAATTGCCAGCGTAGTCCCCACTGGAGCCTGGGCCGACATATCACTGATCTTGAGATCAGCAATAGCCGCTAGACGACGGCCATCTTCGGTAATTTGCTGAAGCAGCGCCGCCAAAACTTGGCTCGGCTCCTTGTACGGCAGGGGCATGATGTTGTCCCTGACCGATCCGCTGGGGATATCCACATCCCTAAACTCACCCGGAGCGATAGGGGTGTCGTCACCTTTGATCCGAAGCCCGCGAGACTTCAGGCCACCGGGCAGGTTGGACAGGGTGCCAGCATCAACGAGTTGGCGAATGATGGAAGTGCCAGCGCGAGCATAACCACCAATAAGGTGGATATAACCCAGACCATAAGCGCCAAAACCAGGGATATATGTGTACTGGACGAAGTGTTGTCGTTTGAGCTTTCGCTCGTCTGCTTCGTCCCAGTTTCTTCGGATTGCCAAAACCGTCTGAGTACCACGCTCAATCGTGACCACATACGGCAAAGGAACTTCATCTTCGTACCCCGGCATGTCCCAGTCTACGTGGATCTCCAGCACCTGATACCGATCGTCATCGGTAAGGGTGTACCCCTGCTCCTCGGCTTTTTTCTTCTCAATGTCAGTAAAGAACCTGACAGGTTCACCAAGTTCTTCGTCTTTATAGAAGCCAGCAACCTGTAGTTTCTTGATCTCGTTTTCCGTTTTGCGCATGATGTGCGTCACGCGCTCGGCTGTGTAAACATTGGATGCCCCGTAGGGCATGATCAAGTCTTCTGCCGGGACAAACGGGGCCGCAGGTAGCTCAGTACTCGGGTTTGGATAGATCTTCTTGAACGCCGCACCTGACAGGCCAAGGGAATACAGCATCCGTTCGTGTTCGGACCTGTAATCAATCATCCGTTCGGTCAGCATGTAGTTCATGTCATCACGAACCCGCTCTGCCGCATCAGTTTTTAGCTGGTCAATTTCACCAATGATCTGCGTCTTTACCGGACCTTGAGCCGGGAAGGTCTCCGTGATCATTTCTGACTGGAAACGGATAGCTGCTTCGGTTAAAAGTGGTGAGTAAACACCACAAGCCCCGTTCCACGGCTCAGTTCTTTCCTCATACTTCATTCCCAGGACTTCTAGGCCCTTAACAAACATCTCTGTCCAGTCTTTTCGACTGTTAATGTCCGCATCCACCAGGGAAACAAGGTCAGACGCAAGAGTCTGAAGCTCTGCGTCGTCCATGTACTCGGCCAAATTTGCGCCAAACTCCTCAGCCGTCTCAGGCTCTGGCATCAGATCAATTTCTACCCCGTCAATCCCAATTTTTACGTCATCCGGGTTCTCAATTTCGATCTCAAGAACAGGTTCTTCGGTCATCATGCCCATGTCCATAGGGATAAGAGCTTGGTCCATGTTCGTTGCCATGTTAAATCCTTAGTAAAACGCTACTTTGCGCTTGAAAGACCGCTCGTCGTCACGTTCGTCTGTCTGTAGACGAAGAAAACCACCCTGCCGGAAGCGGATCAGTGCCTGAACAGCACTATCGACGTCATCATCATGTGGGGCGTTGGGGAATGCGGCCATGTTTTCGATGAGTTCTCTAGCCCACCGGGTGTCTGGAGCCCACACTTTACCCGACTGGAACAGATCCGCCACCGAATTTATACGCACAAACTTGTCGTTCCCTCGACTCGGGGTGTACTCAGACACCGGAATGCCCATTTTTCGTAGCTCAAATATTAACGGAGCACCTGCTGCTTTAGCTTCCACGATGAAAGCATCCGGCTCCCACTCTCTATAGTGAGCCAGAGCCTTTTCTTTTAGCTCAGGGAACTCCATCCGCTTCTGAAAACAGTCCAACAAGATGATGTTTACATCATTCTCGTCCTCGTTCATGTGGAACACACCCCACGTAGTACATGCAGAGTAGTCGTTCCTCTCGCCCTTAGTGAAAGCCGTGTCCCAAGACTGGATCACAAACTCACACCTTGGAGCTTGCTCCTTTTCCCAGATCTTCCACCACTCTCTTTTGACAATCGCACCCTCTTCAGCCGTGGGATTTTGCTGGTACTGAGCATTCCACTTGGCCGGGGGAAGTTCATCCCTCAACGCGGACAGTTCCTCATACGACCAAAACTCAGGCCACAGAGGTTTCCCAGACGGCATGATCGCCGGGAGTTCAATGATCTCCCACTGATCCTCTTTACCTAACTCTCCAGCGGTCTTAAGGATCTTACCTGTTAGGTCCGACTTGGACCACCTAGTCATAATGACCACGATAGCCCCTCCAGGTTGGAGACGCTGACGAGGGCCAGATGAGTACCACTCAAACACAGAGTCGTAAATCTCCGGTCTACCAGCGGCCAGCGCGGCTTCTTGCTCTGAATGAGGGTCGTCAATGATCAACAGATCCGCACCCTTACCCGTCATCGTCCCACCGACGCCGATAGCAAAGTACTCCCCATTCCTATTAGTAGCCCATCTTCCAGCGGACTTAGAGTCCTGTCTCAAAGCCACATCTGGAAATATCTTCGCGTACTCCTCAGACCCCACCAAGTTACGAACCTTCCGGCCAAAGTTCACCGCCAAGTCCGCAGTGTTTGACGCCTGGATCACCTTCTTCTCAGGGTACTTGCCAAGAAACCAACTCGGTAACAGGTACGAGCCAAACTCAGACTTCGTGTGCCGAGGGCCAAGGTTGATGATCAACCTCTTCAACTTACCTTCCGCGATCTCCTCAAACTTCTTAGCCATCACCGCATGGTGTCGGCCATGAATGAACCCCGGCCACATCTTCTTCACGTACGCCATGAAGCTCTTCTGGCACTTCTCCCTGTCCACAGCATCTTTGTAATCTTGTACCTGCTGTAACAGCTTCTCCTGATCCGCAGGAGACAGACTCGCCACTAGATCATCCAGCTTCATTCCATCCCCCGGAACGACACATAAGTAGGCCGCACAGACCTCCCCATCCCCTCAACCCTCTTCAAAGCTCCTAGCTTCACCAACCTATCCACGATCTTCTTCGTGCTCCCAAGCCCAGGCTTACCCCTCAACTCACAAATATTCCTGAGACTCGGCCCGTACCCAAACCGCTCCCACCACACATCTATCGCCAAAAACACCTCTTTCTGAGCCTCTGTCATCCCCATCTCCAACGTCTCTTCCTTAGATCCGTACACCTTCCGCAACGGACTCTGCAAAACTTTTTTTGTACGCCACTTCTTGACTGGTCTGTTTTCCATTACAAATCAACAACTTAGCGCACTTTCTTAAACAATCACTTTCGTGTTGCCAATATTCGCAGTGCCAAAATTTGATCTAAAAATTTTTGGTACC